GCATCCAGGTCTTCCAGGGCGTGCTCATCGCCCAGAAGGGCCGCGGCGTGAACGCGACCATCACCGTGCGCCGCATCGTGGCGAACGAGGGCGTGGAGCGCATCTTCCCGCTGCACTCGCCGCGCCTGTCGAAGATCGACGTGGTGCGTCGCGCCGACGCCCGTCGCGCCAAGCTCTACTACCTGCGCGAGCGCACCGGCAAGAGCCGCCGCCTGCGCGACCAGCGCCGCGGCCTGAAGGGCCTCGAGGCCGCGCTCGCCGCCACCGACACCGTCGCCAAGGACCCGACGATTGCCATTTTGAGCGAGAAAGTGAGCCTCTTGGAGAAGAAGGCCAAGAAGGACTGACGGGGCATTAGTCGGTAGGAGAACCCGATGGCCGAAGACAGTCCCCTGCGCCCGATTTGCAAGCGTTGGCTTGAGTGCATCAAGCAGGCCGACAAGTACAAGCGGCCTTTCTCCGAGGACGCCAAGGAGGCCATGGGCTTCTTTGCGGGCGACCCAGACTTCATGTGGAAGGATTCATACGCCCGCGGCGAGCGCGGGTATGTGAAGGGCCTTGATCCGCCACCCTTCCGCATGATGGTGAACCGTGTTTGGGAGGCCGTCCGCTTGTTCACGGCGGTCATCCATCACCGCAATCCCACGCGGACGGTAACCCCGAAGGAATACCCGGTCCTCGGCCCGCAGCTCTTGGGAATCTTCCCGCAGCCTCCCGTGCCGCAGATGGGTCCTGACGGACAGCCGGTGATGGGGCCGGATGGCCAGCCGGTGCTGATGCCGGACCCGGGCATGATGATGTACCAGCAGATGCTCCAGAATCAGCAGATGTTGACGGAGCGTCGCAAGGTCATCGCCCAGCTTCTTGAAGGGTATTTGAACTACACGCCCAACGAACTGAACCTCAAGCAGCACTCGCGCAAGGTGGTGGAAGAGGCGTTCATCAAGGGCGCGGGTGTGTGGTGGCATGAGCTGTACACGCCGCCCGGCGGGCAGGTGAAGATGGCGGGCTCGTTCTATGACACGGTGGACAACCTTGTCTGGGACCCCGACGCCGACGAGTTTGAGGACATTCGCTGGGCTGCCCGCCGGCGCTGCCAGCCGCTGGACGAGGTCGCGGCCAAGTTCGGCCTGTCCCGCGACGACCTGAAGGGGCACGTCGAATCCTACTCCCGCCAGGCTGATGCCTCGGAGCGTGGCTATCAGACCGAGAAGAAGGCCGGTAAGACGAACGACCTGATCGTCTACTGGGAGATTTACAGCAAGACGGGTTTCGGTGACAGGCTCAAGGACGGCGACCAAGACCTGCGCGGCAAGTTCGACGCCATCGGCCCCAACTGCTATCTGGTGGTGGCCGAGGGGGTGGACTTCCCGCTCAACATCCCGCCGCAGATGTTGCAGGACGAGGTGGACGAAACGGGCATCCCCCCTGCCCTGTTCATGGCGGCGCAGTGGCCGATCCCCTACTGGGCCGAGCCAAACGGATGGCCGTTCACGCTCTTGGCCTGGCATGGCAAGCCGGGGTACTCCTGGCCCATCTCGCTGATCCGGCCAGGCATTGGGGAGTTGCGGTTCATCAACTGGGCGATGTCGTTCCTCGCCACCCGCATTGCCACCTCCAGCCAGACGCTGATCGGCGTTGCCAAGCATGCTGACCCAGACCTCAAGGCGAAGATTCTGGACCGCAATGAGGGCGGCTTCAACATTGTGGAAATCTCTGAGGCGGTCGGCCGCTCAGTGAACGATGTCATCTCTGTGTTCCAGATGCCTGGGGTCACCCAGGACATGTACAACATCATCGCCGCCGTCACGGAATTGTTCGACCGCCGCGTCGGCTTGACCGAGTTGATCTACGGCATGACGCGGTCCCAGTTCCGCAGCGCCGCAGAAGCGACCGTGAAGGCCGAGCAGATCAGCGTGAGGCCAGACGACTACGCTTCGATTTTGGAGGACGCGCTCTCCGAGGTGGCCCGCAAGGAAGCGCTCTTGGCGAGATGGCTGGTGTACCCGCAGGACGTGGCCCCGGTCTTGGGCCCGATGGCGGCGCAAGCCTGGCAGATGCACGTTCAGGGCGAAGACCCCGAGTCCGTGGTGCGTGAGTATTCGTACCGCGTGGAGTCCGGCTCGGCGCGCAAGCCCAACATCGCCACCCGCATTGAGAACATGAACAACTCCATGCAGGTGATGATGCCAGTGGCGCAGGGCCTGTTGCAGGCTGGCCAACCGCAAATCTTCAACGCCTTGCTGGAGGATTGGGGCAAGGCCATGAACGTGGACGTGTCTAGGTACATGGTCCCCCCGCCGCCACCCCCACCACCGCCTCCACCTGAAGGCCCAGCACCTCCCGAGCAGCCACCCGCCCAATAGTCTTATATGGAATACCCACCTGAAGTCGTTGCCGCCGGCCCACGGGCCCTGAATCTGTACGAGAAGGCCCTCCCGTACGGCGAGCGCTGGGCCACTATGGTGGCGCTCCAGCAGCCGCCCGGCACCTCCGGCACAGACCGCGCCTTCTTGGAGGGCAGGCAGAACAACGAGCAGTTGAACGACATGCCCCGCCGGCAGGCTGCCTATGTTGCCAGAGAGGCCCGCCAGGCGGGGATTTCCATTGCGGGGAAATACTACTGCGCCGGGATTGCCGACAAGCGCGGCTGGCGTGACCCAGAAGCGTGGGTCACCTCCAACGACGACGTGCTGCGGGTGGCCAAGAAGCGTCGCCTGCACGTCACCGGCAATGTGAACTACGACCCCGGCGAGGCACCACCCAAGCGAGTGCTGCTGTCCGAGTCGATCATCAAGGATGAACTCCAAAAAGAGAAGCGCAAGAACCCCAAGGCCAAGGACGGGGAGCTGCGAGAGAAGATTATTGAGAAGCACGCCTACAAGGTAAAGAACCGATGAATGAGATCGCCCGTCACTTTTCTCCTGGCACCGTGATCACGGCTAACTCGTCGGCCGCCACAACGGCAGGAATGTTTCCTTTCGGCCGTTTTGGCGGGGCGTGTGTCATGATCGCTGCCACCAATTCCTGCACGCAGATCAACTGGCACGGGACTGTCGATCCGGCCGTCACTCCGCGGCAGATTTACAACGATGGCGCGGCGGTGACCACTGCGGTGACGGTGGGCATCATGCCGGTCCCCGACGCCTGCTTTGCGGTGAACTATGCCGTCCCCGTTGTGGTGGGCGGTACGACCTGTGCGATGACTGTCATGGCTAAGGGGTGAGAAATGGCTTTTGAGTTTGCTCCGGGGTCGAATGGCCCCACACGCCTCCGGGAATCCATTGTGGCTGGCGAGGCGCCGGTCGCCCGCGAGCTTGAGGAAGGCGAACTGGCCATCAACTCTGCTGATGGCACGTTGTATTGCAAGGACGCGGCCGGGGCAGTTAAGCAGTTCCCCTCTGCCACCGGCTTCACCCGCATCGTCAGCCTGACGCAGGCGGCGTATGACGCCCTGGCGGTGAAGGATTCCAACACCCTCTACGTCATCACGCCGAATCCGTAAGGGGCCGGCTAGAAAGGCTAGAGCGTCATGGCAGCGAAGTTAGGGACCGCCGACGTTTCCTTCCGCCTAGGTGCCACCACGCCCGCAGCGGTGTATCTGGGCAGCGTGGAGGTGTGGACGGCGGTAACGCCCCGCACGCTGTATTTCACGGGTGCGGTGGACACCGACTGGGCGGAACTCGGCAACTGGTTCGATGACGCCGAAGGCACAGTCGCTGCGTCCAGCCTGCCAACGGCGGCGGATAGCGTGATTGCGACGGCGACTATCGAAAGCAACAGCGGCGATCCGGTGGAGGTAGCAAACTTTACGCTGAACGACCCTAACCAAGTTAGCGCGTATTTGGGGGCGGTCAATCTCACCGCCACCGGCACTGTCACGTTCAACACGGCCTTGTATTACCCATCGGGTAGCACTATCACTGCTCCTAATGTCATCTGGAATAACGGCGCGTACAACAACGGCGGCACCATCAATGGCAACGCAACGTTCAATGGCGATGAGGGGGCGGGCAACTCCGGCACCATCAATGGCAACGCCACCTTCAATGACAGTACAAGCAACTTCGG